GCCAGTGCCGCTGGCATTGCGGATCCTGATGCTACGAGCGCCGGGCAGCGCTTCGAGGGTGATGCTGTTGATAATGCCAATCCAGGTCTGCGGGTTGACCGTCTTCTGCACCACTCCATCCACGGACAACTCGACGGCCGATGGCGACCCGGAGCTGCCGAGAATGGCCAAGGTGATCTTTCCGCTTCGTGGCACAGTCACCGAGTAGGTAAGCGCGGCGTTTGCACTGGTGGACTGGCGAATCACCAGAGGGCTCCAGGCCTCTGCTGCGGTATGCCCAAGGTTGCCAGGCGGCACATTGTAGGTGTCCCAGGTGCCGACGGTGGTGGTGGCACCCTGCAGTCTGGTGCCGTAGACGCCGACGCAATTGTGCACATAGCCACAGCGCAGGAATTGCTGTGCTCCGCCCAAGCTGTTGGTCGGGGTCGACAAGTCCTTGAGCAGCTGGAACACGACTGAGCCGCTTTTCGACCCGATTTTCTGGGTAGCCACGAAGTAGGCGGCGTCGGTGGCCCGGCGAATCAGCATCTTTCGTCGCGTACCAGGCTCCTGCATGAAGTTGTTGACCTGATCCTGACGGTGCCCACGGATCGAGATACCCGTCAGTCCAGCGCAGTTGCGGATATGGCCATCCACCACCGTGTTCTGCCCGCGCACCATGCAGCCCTGGGCATTGCTCGCCGAGGTGATGGTGACAGCCGGGAACGGGATCAGGATTTCACGGCCATTGGCTGCAAGGGCCGCTGTGTTGAAGGCCACTGTATCGTCGCCGATACCGGTACCGCCGTAGTCGGCAATGCTGACCTGGTCGTCGTTTTTCTGCCGCTGAGTTCGATTTCCCCGGGTGTGCATCAGGGTGTCGCCATCAGGCTGCGCCATCTCCTGACGCAACACACCGTCACCGATCGGGGCGAACTTGCTCGACTCGCTGGCCCACACTCCAGTCGTCGTGTAGGGAAGCGCCGTCGATGGCTTTGGCTTCCAGTACTCCCCATCACGGCGGAATACCTGGTCGCTGGTAGTGATGGTCAGGCCGGCGGCGTAGTCGCCAATGGTCGACCAGCCCATGGAGGCCAGCTTCTGCTGATACTGGACATCACGGGTGGCCTGGGCTTGTTGGAACTCCACATCGCGCTGCCCTTGGGAAGCATCGAAGCGGTTCTCCATCCCCTTCACCGAGGTTCTGTTTCGCCCCTTCCGGTCAACCCAGATCTCCGCATCACCGTTCGCAGCAAGGTCGAGGTTCGCGGTGTTGTCGAAAGCATCGCGGAAGTCGGACGATCCATTCGGCTCAACCGGGTTTTTGGTGTTGTAGCGCATGGATACTCCTAAAATGAAACCCCGCACTGGGCGGGGCTCATCGAATGGTTAAGCGTCAGCGGGCGCGAGAGCGCTATCGAATAGGTAAACCCGGTCGTCGTAGTTGACGCCCTTGGTAGAGCAGCTTTCCAAGCCTTTGGGGTCTACGCTGGTCACCAGCACCGGATGGATCCGGCCAAACAGCAAGTGCGGGGGCTCGCGCTCCCAGCTCACATCCGGCGTAAACCCGATCTGCGGCACGCGCATCCGGTAATCGTCGATTCGGGTAGCGCTCCAGGGACCATCGATACGGCCGTCCTGCTTGCGCAGTGCGACCTGTGCCATTGGCATCGACTCCCAGTCGATAGGGTCGAAGCACTCCAGCACCACGCCGTCGGCGTCCGCAGAGAAGGACTTCAGCAAGGTGCTCTGCCCGCTCCCTGGGGTGTCGTCTGACACGCCGGCAAGGCTGAGGTAATCGCTGTTGTTGGCCGAAAGCTCCGTATCGAAGCTGTACGTCCAGCGGCGATAGCGCTGCTCCGAACGCCGGCGCATGCCGTGCTGGTAGGCTTTGTCACGGTCGGTGATCCCGATTGCGCTGACCTTTTCTGCCCGACGCCCCTGATCACCAGGAAGCCGACACTTCACCACCTGCTTCTGGAATGTGCGGCTGTCGATGTACTCGCAGTCGACGCCGTCATTGTCATCCGGCGCCGGCGAGGTGAAGGCCCGCGAGAGCGATCCAGTCATGCTCTGCGCCGAGTAGGCCCAGACCTCGCCATCAGCTGCCGGGGTGGTGTAGTTGTGATCCACACCTTCACGGAGCCCGTCGCGCACAGGCCGAAGCCTGCCGCGCCCGGTGGTGAGCTCCGAGAAGCCGGCGGCGAGAATGTCGCCCAGCACTTCTTTCACCGTGCTGGCCGAGTCGTATTGGAAGTCGAAGGTATCCCCCCGAGCCTTCCATACAGTTGCCAGGGCGTCGATTTCCATCAGGTCGAGATCTGCATCCTCATACCCGACCTTCTTGGCCACGTAGCAGAATGGCGCCACCAGGTCGCGCACCGGCCGTTTCTCGGTCCAATGCCCGTCTTCGCGCGTGGGCAGGATGCGGGTGCCGACCACAGAAACCCGATTCTCTGACTGGGCGCCGAGCCGGCCACCACCTGCTACCGCCACCGAGATGGTGGTGATACCTGGGTAAGAAGCGGGACTTGGAAGCCTGGATCGCAGGCCGTACCACTGGATCGTATCCTGGACGTTGGTGTCGCTCGACTTTGCGCCGATCCGACGCATCCTGACTTCTGGCCGCATCGGGTACGGCAGAGCGATAGCGCGGGTAAAAGCGATCTGGTCCAGGGTGTTTCGGGTGATGGTCTCGCTGTAGGAGGACCACGCCCCTGCTGTCGCAATGTCGCGGTACTGGACCTCGAAGGTCACATACATCTCATTGACGCGACCCTTTTTGTCGACGCTGGCGAGCCCCTGCGGAAACATCACGTCCACCTCGATGGTGGAAGCCAGTTCGCCTACGGGGCATCCCGCGAATGATCCGGCCCAATCCCCCTCAAGGGTTGAGCTGTCCAGCCGCAGTGAGGCCGAGTTGCTTTCGATGTAGTCGAAACCTGGCCAATCCTCATCGGCGTCGCCGGTGTCGGTAAGGCGCTCGAGCGCGATCTGCGCTGTGTTGGCCGCAGATATCCGGTAGCGCAGGCCGTTGTAGCCAATGCAGGCCCAGCCCGTGCCGTACTGCAAACCGGAAACAGGGGCTCCGTCGGTGGTGTTGAGCGTCATCGCCGCCGGCTCTGTGAGCGTGGACGGCGTGAAGTCGTTGACGATATAGCGCCCTTCGTTGGCCCCCACCACCTCGATGACCATGCCAGGGAACGCCCCAAGCTGGCCCAGCGGCCCCGTGATGGTGTCGCGCCCACCAACCCCCGTACCGGCAGTGACCTCATACGGGTACATGACCTCGACACGAAGAAGCATGCCGGCGGCCCAGTCGTCCGGCAGGGCGCCGGCGCCCTCTGGAACCGCCACCAGGTCACCGTCGAACTGATAGGCCTGAGCTGCAGCTGCCGGCGTGGCCGGTACTGTAGTCCGAAGGTCGATGCCGGCCGTGCCTGTGGACGTAGCGCCAACCTCGGAGACCGCATACCACCACTGGGCGGCAGGATCGAGCGCTACGCTCTCCCCCGGGCCGTAGATCTTATAGCGGGCGTTGCTGCCCAGCGAAATGATGGGGGTATCCCCGATCATGATATCGCTGGCTTGGATATCGAACTCGCCGACACCTATTGCCAGCAGCATCTGCACCCACTCGGTACGCTCCGTAGGGAAGCTGCGGCGCTGGGGGACGATGTAATCGGGGTAGATCTTGTTTCGCCCAAAGGCCTCGCGAATGATGTCGCCATAGCGCACCTGGTTCGCCTTGGTGCGCGAGCTCTCCAGTGGGTCGCCCTGCCGTGCACCCTGCGTGTTGGGCATCTTGATGCGGGGCATGAACAGCTTGAAGACGGCCTGGGCCGCCTTGATCGTGGCAATGGTGATGGTGATCGGGTCGACGCCCTTGGGTTCGCGCCAGATCCGTACATCGTCGTCAGGCCCGATGTCCGTTACGCGCCAGGCACTGACATGCACCAGATCACCATTCACCGTGACGCTGACCGGCTGCAGCTCACCTCGGCGAATCCGACGGCGGTTGCGGCGGTAATTGGCCACATTCCCGCGCAACCAGGCGTCGAGCGTGGTTTCCCGCTTGACCGGATAACGCTGCAACGGCTGCGGATCAAGCTTGTTCGCGAAGAATTCGATCACGGTAGAAAATCACTCTGCTGAAGTTTTCCATGAAGTCCTGCAGCCGGACGATCCGGGCTGCGGAATCCGGGTTGATCTCCAGAACCTGGAGGCGCCCATCCTTGGCAATTACCAGGGCGACATGCACGCAGGAATCTCCATCCATTGCTGCTGCTATAGCGCCTGCGAACGGCTGACACTCCTCCAGCGCCGCCTCAACCTGCCGCCGATAAGCGCGCTGGAACGAAACCGCGCTTGTCTTGACGACGCCGCCGAAGCTGGCCAGCAGTGGCAGGCCATAGAGCTCATGCCGAGCCAGCCGGGTCAGGCCCCAGCAGTCCACGCGCGGCAGTTCGCGCCCGCGATCTTGGTAGATCGCAGCGAGATATCGATTGAACATGGGTCAGCCTTCGTATTTGATGCAGGGCGCGGTCTGGGAGTTGAAGTCGTCCCGGGGAAACTTGATGGTGATCAGGTCGAAGTACTTGGCCTGGACCTCAACGTGATCCACCTCCAGCTTTCCGCCCCCCACCTTCATGTAGTACGGCCGGCGGGCCGGTTTGGAGAGGTCGGTGCTCAGGTACAGCCGCATGGTCAGACGGACCACCTCCTCCTGATCGATAGCCTGCTTGACCAGCCCCTGAGCCTTACCCGTGACACCGTCAATGGCGAACGTTATCGCCTGGCTGCCGGTGTTGTCCTTCTTCGGCATCGACACGTCGATACCGCCGGCCTCATAGGTGAGAACCCGGCCAACCTCATCGACAGCGGTGATGTCCGTGAACATATGGGTAAGCAGGACTGGCTCAGCCCACGCATTGCTGGTCAGCTCGAGCGCCGGAATCAGAACCTCTGCACCAGAAGGCGATGCAAACGCTACCTCCAAAGGATCCATATCATGCCTCCGGCCAGTGGCCCTTGCCGGCCATGGCCAGGTCGAAGATATCCATGTTGAACCAGTAGTCGGGGAACTGCTCCCAGCCTGGCGGGATCAGCGGCCGCTCTTGCAACTCGAGGGTCGCGGAGAACTCCCAGAATCGACCACTGACAAGCTTGGGCCCCTCGTACATGCCAAGAATCCTGCAGGTCCGTACCATCAGGCCCTGAGTGGTGAGCAACTCCATGTCGAACCATTTCGTTCCCTCATTGAGCACCCGAGAAAACCAGGCCTCAAAGAACGCGGCCTGATTTCCATTCATGAGCCACCGCACCCTGGGCCGGGTAGGCACACTGACCGCCCTGCGGCGCTCAAGAACCCTGCCCGACGCCATGGTCGTCGACATCTTCGGGCTGACTGTTTCTAGCTGGTACCCGTCCTGGAGCGGTTTAGGCAACTGCCGGGGGTACTGAATGGTTGCGTCGTTCATCGTCCCACCGTGCTAAGCGCGTATTTTTGTGACAACACGTCATGGACCTGCCCGTCCTGGGCGGCACTGCCGCAAATGACATCGATCACCCATTGCTCATTTTTCCAGCTGGCGGTCGCCTGAGTTCCGGGTGGTGCCTCGTAAACATTGACCGATGGGGCCTGCCCTGCACCTTTCTGCCCACGGCTATCCTGATCGGACTGAATGCTGCTCAGCGTCCGATCCAGCTTGGCGCTGGTCTTCTCGGTGGTTACCCGCTCGCCCTTCTTGAGGTTCCAGGTACCGTCGGCCGGAACGTAGTCGATGCCGTCGTGAGCCTGGCCGTCCAGCGCCGCGCCCACTGCCGTCATGAGTACGCCAGCAGCACCCGCTGCGGCGATCGCTGCCCCGGGTGCAATCACTGGCCCAACAAACGGAACGCCGATCATTGCTGTGAACGCGCTCAATGCCGCCATGGCGACCTGGGCGGCTGCGTAGGACATCAGTGCATGGCCGATCGACTGCATGAAGGTTGCCGCGAAGCCCTTGACGTTCATCTTCCCGGTTTCGGCCCACTCGGTAACCATATCCGTCAGCGAGCTGAATGCATCCGCGCCGACGCTCTGCATATTGCTGTAGAGGTCCATCGCCGCGTCGGCCTGGCTCGCGAAGCCGCTGATGAAGCCAGCGCCGGCGTTCTGCTGCAGCTTGTCGATGTCCTCGTAGTACTTCTCCTGCATAGCCCGGCGCTTCTCGAGTGCGTCGTTGAGAATCGCCGTCTCGCGCTCGTATGCCGAGTCGGACACGTCGCCAGCCTCATGCCGCTGCCGGAGGTCCTCAAGCTGATCTTGGTAGTCCTGCTCGATGGCCAGCAGGTCCAAGGCGCGCTGCTTCATCTCATCGCTGCTGTAGGCATTCAGCAGGGGCGCATCCAGTGCGCGCTGGTCAATGTCCAACTGCCGCTTCACGCTCGCATCGAATGCCGCGACCGCCTTGTCATCCTCCTTTGCCTGCTTCAGCTTTTTCAGTTGATCAAGCTCGGCGGCCAGACCTTTCAGGCGCTCTTGCTGCTTGGCGCTCAGGCCGGTGAGGTTTCCAGACTCCAATTCAAACTGGAGCTTAGCGACCTCGGTGGCCTCCTTGCGTTTGTCGGTCTCGGTGTTGATCAGCGCGATCTGCCGCTTGTAGCCCTCTTCGGCGGTATCGAACTGGCCCTGCAGTTTCTTCGCTGCGGCTTCCGCAGCTTTCGCGGCCTCTTGCTGGGCTGGTGTGGTTGGAGTGAATGTGCCCGTAGGGGTGGTGCCCCCAAGCGCCGCAGCGGCTTTTTTTGCGTCAATTACATACTGTCGAATTTTGTCGCCCGCAAGCGGCTTGGCAAGCTCTTTATTTATTTCTTCAATTGCTACCCGTGCGTTTCCAAAATTGACCAGTGCGTCTTGGCGCATGTTCTCGGCGGCTGTTTTGAAATTTCGCGAGGTCTCACCGAAAGTAATCTTCCCGAGAATTTCGTTACCGGCAGCGCCAATAGAATTCAGATAATACATGGCCGTATCAAAACTACCGACCAAGGTCTGTGCAGTGATATTGAACGCACGAGCAATGCCGTCACCGATGCTAGCTGTAACAGCTACAGTCTCAATCATTGAGTCAGCAAGGGCACTGATCTGTGATTTCAACCCTCCGGCTTCTTGAGTGCTGCTTGCCAAGTCCTTGGAAAGCTGTGCCAATACAGGCATGAACTCAGCCGCCAGCGTAGTTTTCACTGCTCCTAAATAAGTGCCAAGCACTGTTAGCTCATTGCTGAACTGCTTGGCCGCCAGAATGGTCGTTTCGTCCATTATGGAGCCAGCAGCTTCGGCGGCATCGCCGTATTTTTTGAAACCTTCGGCGTTGTTCCGCAACAGTGGCAGCAACGCCGTAGCATCACTGGCTATAGCCTCAAGATAGAAGGTCATTTCTGACTGGCTGACGCCAGCCTTCTCAAGGCTGGATACATAAAGCCCGAGGGCCTGGCTGCCACTCAGATTACGGAACTGGTCAGCCGTGACTCCGACCTTCGGCGCAATCTGTTCAAAGAAGTCCGCCATCCCGCCGCCGCCGGTGTTCAGGAAGTCACCGACCTTGTCATTCACGTCCTTGAGAATGTCGGAAAGCTTGTCTTGCTCGACCCCTACGGTCTTGGCCCCTACGGCCATCTTTTGGAAATCAGTGACGCTAACGTTCGCTACTGCAGCAAGATTGGATATCTCAGACGCTGAGTTTACCGCTGACACCATCATCGTCGTGAAGGCTGTGACGGCGGTGGCAACCCCAGCTCCAACGGCAGTCCCTACTGCCTTGGCACTCTTTTCAACCTCTTTCCGCCATTTGGCGGAACTACGCTCCGCCTTGTCCATGCCGGCTACAAATCCGCCAACCTGCGCAATAACGTCCAGAGTCAAAGTGCCCAGCGATCTTGAGGCCATCTTTTTCTCCGAGCATAAAAAAGCCCGCACTTGGCGGGCTCATTACCATGATTGTAACTATCGACTAAGAACCTTGGACTTCTCCGCTTCAAACTCTTCGGCGGTGAGATGTCCGCGATCTCTCAGCTCGGCCAATTTCTCAAGCTTCAAGTACGGATCGTCCCTGTCTGGCCGCGTCACCAATATCTCCTTGTGCTTGACTGGAGCATGACTTTTTATCGCAGACACTGACCATATAAGCGCCGCAATCCAACCTATAAAAGTCCAGCCAAGAAACAGATTCAGAAAGAATATCGAAGCTTTGTTGTGATGCCCTCGTACCACTGAAATCAGGAATGGTAGAAAGTACAAAGCCGTCATCCCTATCAGCATCGGCACGGCATTAAATGGTTCTGGGTTTACTGCCATGGCTTGGGCTCCCTGCAATCCCTTTCATTGAAGGACGGCAATTTACCATCATTACCGGCAGGGTTGAATGCCTACGCCCAAGAAGCCATGGCCTCTTGAAGGGAGATGGGCCCCTCTTCATCCTCATGCAGGGCGAAATCCTTCCAGCTGTAGGGCGTCGGCGTCTTCTGCGGGTCACGGTGCAGATTGGCCGTCAGCGCCGCAAGCATGGCCACCGATCGCTCCACTCGCATGCCCAGATGAAGCGTGCCGCGACGTTTCCGGTACTTCACCCAAGACCGAAATTCGCTCAGGCTGAGGTTTTCCTTGGCTTGCGCGATCGTCGCCCCCCCGACGCCGGAGAGGACGAGTTCGTGCCAGACTTCGTCTCGCTCGGTGAGCTCTTCGTCTTTCCCAGGTCGTTGACCTCCTGGATAGCGAACAACAGAGCTACGGACAGATTTCCATCAAGGGATCCCAGGCGCTTCTGACTCTCTGGGTCCTTTTCAAGCTCAACCGGATCGAGCGGGCCATGAGTGATGTCCATCGGGCTGCTGAACACTGGATAGCCATGCTCGTCGCAGATAGAAGCTGCAATGCGGCCGGCAATACTGTCTTGCTTGCTACTGACCGAGAGTACATCGCTCACCGCTGTCTGGTAGCCCATTGGGCGGACGTAGACGGTTGCGGTGTAGTCCGTACCATTCTGGCGCCACTTGATTTCCTTCTCTACCGGCCGCCCAGTGAACGAACCTACGCCCTTGAGCGCGTCGAGTGTCAGTTTCATGCGTTACCTCAGACGTTAGTGGTCTTGCGAATCCAGGCGGAACCGCCGGAGCGCTGGATGGTGGCCGCCGTGGTGACCGCCGCGTTGGCGGCAAAGTCGAACGGGAAGTCAGAGACGTAGCCGTCGAACAGGAACCAGGTGCGGGTCGGAGGCAGTACGAAGTCATCCGCATCGCCCAGGATTGCGGAAGCCGCAGCACCAGAGCCGGCACCTCCGGTCAGCGTAATGCTCGGTGCGCTGGTGTACCCAGTGCCGGCGTTGGTGATGTTGAACCCAACCACCTTGCCGTCTTCGATGATCGCGGTGGCTGCAGCGCCGGTGCCGCCGCCACCCGAGAACGCAACGGTCGGCGCCGAGGTGTAGCCGGTACCGCCATTGGTCAGCTCGATCGCCGCCAGCGCGCCGGCAACGCCGACCGTTGGCTTGATGTCCTTGCCGTCAGACCAGCCAACCACCCAGCGGATGCTCTCGATGGTGTCGTCTTCCGAGATCTGGTGAAGGCGTACATGGGATGGGTTGCGCGGATCGACGTTCAGGGTCAGGGAAGCCTGGCCGGGGGTGCGCAGGCCGCGCAGGTACTTGCGGACGGTGTCGCTGAGACAGGTAACCTCAACTTGGTCAGCCGGGTTACCACCTGGGTTGAAGGCGGTTGCGCACTCCACCTCCATGACTTCGAACTGAGACGGGGTACCGACCTTGGGCACCAGGGCATAAATCTGAGTACCTTGAGCGAGAATCGCCATGGGTTTCTCCAATTGCGGGCAAAAAAATACCCGCACAAGGCGGGCTGATGATGTGAGCGGAACTGTCCGGGCATCCAGCTTGTATAGAAACCCAGTACCCGGAAGCTTGTGGACGTAGTAGCTTTTTGCCTGCCGCGCATAATGGCGCGCCATGCATAACACCCTGGGAGATCAGATGAAAGGACGCATAGTTGTTACGCAAGAGCAGCTAGACGAGGCACTGAGGCAGATTCACCGATATTTCATTGAGGGCGATGACAGTGCTTCCAACCTGAGCTCGCCGGAGATGAAAGAGCGGATTGCAATTCTGGCGCGGCGGGGCCTTCTGAGCTGTAAGGCGACCCGCATGGTTTCAGGAAATCTAATGATCAGGTGGACCGCCACAGAACGAATCACCCCCATGGGTATGGCCCACTTGGAATCGCTTTAAAAGCGTGGCCCTGCTTGGGCCATTTTCTCTTCTAAGCTCATTCGTGCTTCAGCTTCGCTCTCTAAATCCAGATACAACGACGTAATCGCTGCATGAATCTCGCCGGCGGCACCGGTCTCTGCCGACACATCCCATTCTCGGTTGCGGATGGATTCGGCCATGCGGAAAACACTTTGCTCCAAGTTTTTTAATCTGGCGTTTTCGGCAATTATTTCGTCGATGCTTCTTGTCATTGATGTCTCTCCGGGTCTTAGGTTGCGATGCGAGCACGCTACCGCAGGACCATCCAGTCCACGTCGAAGCTGGCACGGTAGTTTTTAGTTTCCGGGTCGCGGCCTTCAACGCCCCAGCGGGTGACGTAGGCCTCAAGCTCAACCGCGTCACGGATGGCATCACGGACCTTGCGCGCGGAATCTCCGGTGGTGGCGTAGACGTCAACCTGCAGGGTGAAGCCATCCAGATCAGGGCGGCCAGCCAGGTAGTTTTCTGGAGTGCCGTTGACGATCTGCCATACGGCATATGGCTTGGCCACGCCCTGCTCCGCTTCTCCAAACGAGTAGAGACGCATGGCGGTGCCAACGCCAAGCAGCGCGGTCACGGCCGGACTGTTCAAGCAGGCCTGGACGATCGGTGGTGTCATGAGGATGCTGCCTTTTTCGCTGCGCGCCGGATGGCACGGTCGATTGCCTTCTCGTACTCAGTGACGAAGGTGTTGGTCACCAGGCTGATGTTGTCCGCTAGCGCTGGACGCATGAATGGTGCAGCCGCCATCTTCTCGGTACCGAACTCAATCAAGCGCCAATGTGGTGTAGGCGCATTGGTGGAGGTATCGACCCCTTCGCCTTTCTTAGCCAGCACTGCGCCATGCTGCACCCCGATCCGAAAACCCAGATCGCCAGTACGCTTGAACAGCCGGCCATTCCAACGCAATGCGATGTTGTCCGAGATAGACCGCCCGGTGGCGCTGTCGTCGACCCGCTCGGCGGCCTCTTTGGCTTTCTGCACCACCACTTGCGCGGCCTTGCGGAGCGCTGCGCGGCCACCTTTGCGACGAACGTCAATGCTGACCTCACCCAGTTTTCCAAGCAGGTCTTCCAGGCCGAGAATGCTGAACTCGACGCCATCAGCCATCCTTTACCCCCTTCGAAACCATGATGGTCAAGTACTCGAGGCCTGACTTGGCGTCCTCCAGCGGTGGGCCTTCGATGCTATACAACTCTCCTCGGTAGAGGATTCGCATGGTCGGCAGCACGCCAGGCCGGTACCGGATCACCATGCGGGCAGTTGCTTCGGACTGAGCGGCCTGCGCGGCAATCAAGTCGCGAGCGGACAATGGTGTTACCTTACCCCACACCTTTGCGAACAATTGCCACTCGGGCGCACCGAACTCCAGGGTCGACGGGTCGCGTGGCGTGACCTTGTGCTGCAGTTCGATGCGGTGCCGAAGATCACCCGCTTTCATTGGGCGCCTCCTTGATGGTCGAGCTGAGGTCACGGGAAGACCACAGTTGGGAAGTTACGCCCAACGGCATTTCGTCCCCGCTGACGCCTACCGCCACCGCCTCACGGTTCTCGTAGGAATGGGCGATCAGCAGCAGCATGGCGGTCTTGAAGCTGGCCTTGAAGTCGGAGAGTTGCGTCAATTTCGGGTTGTCGCAGTACCACAACGACCAGGCCAGCGCCGACTCGGCATATAGCTCGATCAGCTCATCTTCGTCTTCGTGATCGACACGGAGGTGCTGGCGAATCATGCCGATCGGCAGCAGTTCCAGTGCCGTGATGGTCATTTTTTCTTACCTGCCTTGGCTTCGGTGACCGGAGCTTCTTTCTGCTGCTGGTCCTGCTGCTGGTCCTGCTGCTGGTCCTGCTGCTGGTCCTGCTGCTGGTCCTGCTGCTGGTCCTGCTGCTGGTCCTGCTGCTGGTCCTGCTGCTGGTCAGCAGCCTGCGGGGCGTCCACGCATACCGCAAGCCCCATTCCCACCAGCGCCTCGGCGGCAGAGTCGGACACTTTGCGCGACTCGCCTTGCGAGAAGTTGCCCGCGTGATAGTGAGAAAACTGGCGCAACGCTCGGATTTTCTTCATCTGCATGCCGGGGCGGTTGCCCGCCCCGCCTCAGTCATCAAGGGGTTGGGGTGCCGAACTGGCCGGTGATGATCGCGCTGGTGCGGTAGTGAGCCACGGCCAAGCGCTCCTCGCACAGCAGAGTCAGCATGTTCTTCACGAAGTTGTCGCGATCCTCGCGGCTGATCTCAACAGTGGCATCCATGCGATCCCAGACCTGCGAGGCCAGGTCAAAGCCACCAACGGTGAAGGTGTTTTGCGCCTGAGCCTTGGTCGGAACGACCGGAAGACCCCACATCACGCGGGCAGCGAATGCGGCTGGCCCGCCGAAGATGTAGCGGCCATCGGCATCCTTCAACATGGCAATGGAATGCCAATCACGCGGATTGAGGATGATGCCGGACGCATCGAACTCCGACTCCGACACCTGGAAAATCGCGTGAGCGATCTTGTCAGCCCGGGTGTCGCCGGTGGCGTCGAGATCTTCGTCGTACTCGTCAGCGACGTGGTTCAGGCCTTCCAGGTTGTCGCCGGTACCGTCGCCGTTCAGCAGCTGGCCTTCCTCAACCAGGGCCAGGCCGTACAGCAGGCGATTGTTGACGTAGGACTCGAGCATGGGCGCATCGTCCATGATCTGGCGAGAGGCCTGAATCCAGTGGGCAATGGTCTTCACGCCGGCGGTATGCTTGGTGAAGGTCAGGTTCGATTCTGGCTTGAGGTTGCCCTCAGCCACCGGTGCCGCACTGTTGGTGAAAACATTCTCGCGAACGTACTCGATGGAGTTGGAGCTGATGCGGCCTTGGGCGAGCAGGTCGCGAATGGTCAGGCGACGCTGACCCGGCATCAGGATGCCGGGCAGTTGTTGTGGCTGGACCAGCACGCCAGCCGACGCAGCTCCGCTACCCAGGGCTTTGTTGAAGCTCTTCACGTCAACCTTGCTGGACTTGCCGTCCCAGCTCTTTTTCAGGTCTTCGGCGGTGCGCTCGGCGAAGGACTTCTTGTTTTCCGGATTGTCCGGGTTGCCGCCGGCCAGCTTCTGCTCGATATCAAACAGGCGGGTGCCTGCGGTCTTGAGCTCTTCCTGCACGGTGGTCAGATCGGACTGCAACTGCTTGCTGACGGCGCCGGTCGCCTCGATTTCTTTCTTCTGAGCATCGAACAGCTCGGTCATACGAGTCTGTGCGGTCTCGATCGCCTTCTGGACTTGGGCCAGTTCGGACATGGATAGATCCTCGGTTCAGAGTTTCGGGAAGGTGTTGATGCGCTCGATGAGCGCGGCGATGTCGTCGCCGCCTTCGGACTCGCTCCGAACTGCGGACTTGATGCAGGCAATGAACGCCTGCGCTTCGGACTTGGAAAGGCCGGCTGAATCTCTCAACCAGTTCTCCGCGTCGCGTATGGTTTCAATGGTCTCCATGCTCTTAAGCGTGGAGACGGTGGCCGATTCGTTGGCCGGAAAGGTGCACACACTGATCTCACTCAAGCGCGTCACGTTCCGGAAGGAGTAGCCAGTTGCGATCGAAGTGACGTCCTGTTTAGCCGCACTGAACCCGACGGACATGCCGCCCACGGTTCCATGGATCATCGCGGCCTTGAGTGCCTCCGACTGAGGGTTGCCGGGCGTGAGCTCACCTCGGACATACAGCCCCTTGCTGTCCTCTGCCAGGTCGAGCCATTTGCCGACCGGGATTTCGTTGCGCCGATGGTTGAAGAACATGGCCACAGCACGGGTCTGCGTCTTGAGCGCCTGGGCGAATGCGCCCGGCTCGATAATGTCGCCGTCACTGTCCACAACACCGAACACACTGGCGTAGCCCTCGAAGACGCCCTGAGCGCCACCGTTGGCGAATTTGATTGCGGCCTGATCGAAGGCCAGGGTTTTGCAAACGCTGGGCATTTGCTGCCTCCAGAAAAATCAAACCCCGCTGGGTGCGGGGTCTGGGTTACCGAGTTGGGTGATTGGCACGTTCTGCGATTGCCGGGTGGCCACATCGCCGCCGGGCAAGGGCGGCATGTTGTCCAGCCGTCGCAGTTCGTTGATGGTCCGAAGCCCCTTGTCTGCCAGCGTGCCCATGAAAGACGCGCGGGCTGCCGAATCACCGCGAAGCAAACCGTCCAGGTTGTGCTCGGCGTGATATCGGCTAAGGTCGGCTGGCTTCACCAGCCACCGCCAGATGGACTGCTCCCACCAGTCGAGATAAGGCGACAGGGTGTACTGCAGGAAACCCAAGTTCTGTTGCTCGATGCCAGAGCCCCAGCTCGTCGACTTCTCCACGTCACCCACCAAATGCGGAGGGACGCCGAAGAACCTGGCCAGTTCGCTGACCTGGAACTTGCGGGATGCCATGGTTTCGGCATCCTGCGGGCTGACGCCGATGGACTGGGTGGAAAATCCCGCCTCCAGGATCCACAGCCGCTTACGCACCGGCCCGCCGGCAATCTCCTTGAAGTTCTCCTCCAGCTGGCCGCGCTGCTCCTTGCTGAGCACCTTGTCTCCCGTCATGAGGATCTGCGGTGATTTCGCGCCATTGCCATAGAAGTCGCGCTGCTGATCCTCCATCGCCACCGCTACCCCTGCGGTCTTGGCCGCGAACGCGATCGGCGACAGACCTACCAGGCCGTTGAAGCCGAAACCCTTCAGGTGGAAGATTTCCGCCTGCTTGAAGTCGGCATACTCGGTGTCGCGGCGGTAGCGGTAGACGATCCGGCCATTCTCCAGGCGCGGGTCCATGTTCACCGACATAAGCGGTATGAGGCTGATCACGTCGCCAGCACCATTACGCTCAATCAAGGCGTAAGCATTGCCATAGAAACACAACTGCATCGTCATGGCCGTGCGGAACTCCACGGCCGTCATGAAACGGTTTGGGCTGTAGCGCAACAGCCTTGCCAGCGGATTTTCCAAGCCGACCTTGTGTCGGTCATTGCCCTGGGTTTCGTACACATCCAGCGGCAAGCTAGCGGTCACGCTGGAAATCAAGCGGACGCAGGCGAAAACGGTTGAGATTTGCAGCGCCCGCTCGTCGGTGATCACCGAGTCGCCCACCGTGCCACTGGCTGATACCGGGCCACCCTGCGAGCCTTTCTCCGGGGTTACAAGTCGGCCACCCACGAAGAAGCTCGCCAGGCGCGCCCAGAATGGGCTCCGGGTCCGCAAGTCAATGCTGTAATCGGTATCGGCCATTACATGCTCAATGGTTTTGACAGGAAGTCGAGAAAGTCGCCTGCGACAGAAGCCGCAGGATTGAGTGCCATAAGGGTTGCCGCATCGAATGTCGCCATCAGCGGGTCAATCTTTGCGGTACCGCTGATTTGCTTGTTGATGGCAAGGGCGTTGCCGACTTGAACGGTTTTGGCGTTGCCCACGCACCAGGCCATAAGCCGGGAGTTGCCGTGAATGAATTCGCCACCAGCAACCTTGCGTTCGGTGGTCTTGATCGCGCCGTTAAGTCGCCAGCCCTGGGACACCGAAGCGATACGCTCCATAGTGATGCCTCGCTCCTCGGTGGTGAGCTCGTCAATGATGTCGCCGATGCCCGAGGCGTCTACGCCAATTGCCTGTTTTTCAGGCAGCAGACCTGCGTCACGCACCTGACAGATGATGTCAGCAACATCCCGCACATCGTCTCCTGGCAAGTCGACGATGGTTAGGTCTCCATCTGCAGCGAAGTCTTTCAGCACGCTGACGATGTCCTTCCGGCGTTCCAGCACGATCTTGTGGGCCCAAGCGTGCGCCCAGTGCAGCCACTTCCTGGTGATCTTCTCGCGCCCGATAAGGCTTAGTCCCAGCAGGTCATCAAGGCCTCCACCGTCGATGCCGGCCACTACCACCTCGCTCCTGCGCAGCAGTTCGTCCAGGGTTAGCTTTTTGTCGCCCTGGCCTTCCCAGTGATCGGCACCGGCCCAGCGGTTCGCCCGCAGGTTCATGCCGATCTGAATGTTCAGGTGCTTGGCCAAGAACTTGCGCTGACTCCCCTCGTCCTTGCGGAGGTTCTTCGCCAGTTCGTCTTCCAGCCACTCCCGACTCACCGACCGCCCCATATTGGGGTTGGTGACGTAGAAGTTGTCCGGCTGGAGGTAGGCCTTGCTCTTCACCATGGCCTCGGGAAACTCGTACAGGACGCCCAAAGACTTACGATCTTCGACCACCCCGTCGCGCACATCCCGGTAGTAATTCAGTTTCTCCTCGAAAACCCCGGCCGGCGGCTCGTCGCTCTGCGTCGACAGCAGGATGACAAAGCCTTCGTCGCGGGAAATCTGGCCGCCTGTAGCCTCCATCAACATGGCATCGGCATTCGGGCGCTTGCCGAACACCCACAGCTCGTCGATCAGGATCTTGCCGGACTTCTTGCCAGAGACCGTGTCGGTATCGGCAGCCACCACCTTCAGCGCCGCATTGTTCACCCGGTGGGTGATGGTGCGGATGTGGTCTTGCACATGCAGCAGCTCGCTGAGTTCTGGATCAGCACGCACCATACCGGCGGCAGGCTTGTAGCTGTTGGCCGCGACCTCGATCGTCGGCGCGATGATCAGCAGCTCCTCGTCATGCCGCCAGTTCAAGATTAGCGCCGTCAGCATGATGCCGGCGGCTATCGTGGATTTCGTGTTCTTCTTGCTAATCAGCAGGAAGAACTCACGAATCAACTGCTTGCCGCGATCGGCATCGTATGCGCCGAAGATGGCGGCAACATAGTCGAACACCCACTCATCGCAGCACTCGCCGAATGTCGGTTGGCCTGGCAGGTCGACGACCTTGAGCGCCTTGAACACCTCAAGCGCGGCCTGGGCCTCATCGGGAAACAGCGGCTTGAAGGGAATCAGCGATTGGCCGGCAACGATCCGAGCCTCCCAGTCTGGGCAGGCGGTCGTCCACTCCATGCATCACCCCTTGTTGTTGACCACCAGCTTCGGTGGCGGACGGGCTCCGAAGCGCCCCTTGCTGGCTTGATCGGCCGCAGCGGCCTTCTGATCTTTCTTGCCCTGGTCGGCGACCTTGCCGTGCTTGTAGGGGAGCAAGGCTTTTGCGGCATCGACGCGCAGCTTGGGCTCGGCGGCCTGCTCGTTCATGACAGCCTTCAGGAAATCCATCGGGTCGTCGAAGTCGCCTAGGTCGAGTTCGCCAACAGCGCCATCGTCAGGCGGCGGAGCTTTAACTTTTCGACCTGGTTTAACTTCTGTCGACTCAGCCTGTCGGTCACGCAGGTGGCGACCGATTGCAGCGATGACGTCCGGGTCCTTCGCGAGCTTGGAGCCTGCTTGCGACGCGGTTTTCTCTGAATATCCAGCGGCGATTGCCGCCTCTCGATTTGACGCCCCCGACAGCAAAGCGTCAGCAAACCGTCGCTTCTTGTCGGTTAAAGCCATGGTTAACTTTTCCGTGAAAGGGGAAAAAATCTGCGAATGGGAGGGGGCGAGGTTTCCGAGCGTGGAAGGCTGTGAGGTTTTACCCTCCCCCCGGCTCTAGCACCTCAAGTCCTCTATTCCGCGCCAGATTGGTGCACGCCTAGCTCGGCCCCATCTGAGGCCGTCTTCTTCAGGTGGCAGCCGTCAGGCCCGCAGCACAGGATCTGACAGTTCTCGTCAGTGTCGGCGCCGCCTTGATGCAGCGGGACGCGGTGGTCAAGCTCAAAGCCATGCGGATAGACAACAACGCGTCCGCATGCAGCGCAGGTCGGGGATGCCTTCCACAACCGGAGGCGCCGAGATTGAAGCCTGCTGCCTGTCATCCGGCGCTCCGAGGTGTTGGTAGTCGACAGCTTGCGGCCTTCAACCGGCTTCAGCCTCGACTTCAGGGTGGGAAGCTTGGCCATCACCGACCGCCTAGAACGGGCTCGCCGCTCAAGTAGGTTTGGGGCGCTGCGTCGGGATCAGGCTCATCACCCTGGTCTTCGGCCAGCGCCTGGAGGAAGCCGGCCAGCAGCTCATTGGTCTTGGCCTGCTCGGCCAGCATCTGCTTGAAGATCGACAGAAAGGCCTGCTGATTCCCCTGGATCATCGCCATCTGCTCCGGCGTCACCTTGATCTCGGCGAGGGTTAACATCGAAGAGTGATCTGGCCCGCTCATACGCCACCTTTGTCCACTTATTGATCCATTCGCGCCGCGTGGCGCATCCACTACAGGCCACCGCCTTCTACCCGCCGAGTTGCAGTGCGATCGTAGTAGCCACGCACCTTCTCGACGCCAAGGAATCCAACAGCACCACCAGCGAACGTGGCCATGCTTTGAGGCAGGCCAAGCCACTCGAGAAGCGGCACCAAGGACAGCGTTACAAGCCCGCACAGTGCACCTTCGAGGTACATCTGCCGGCGCGTTCCGCCGCCGTACACCACCCTGAGGACGGCGATCGCGACAGAAAGTCCAGCGGCATACAGCTGAGGCTGATGGGCGAACAACCAGGCGACCACAACGGCCCACAGGCCAGGATCCTTCTCGGGCATGTTTGGCATCTCGATTCCTCCCTTTTGGGGAGCGGAGTAGGTTCGGCCCCAACAGCACTCCCAGCTCGGGGCGATGGGTGTGGTGGAGCCGAAAACGAAAAAGCCCCGGCGAATGCCGAGGCTCTAAGGAGGCTGCTGGCGATGGCGAGTTTGCTCTCGCGCACCTACCGCAAAGTAACACGAAAGATACGGGCGAGGACCGGGGCTGTCAAGCGGCTTCACGACGAATATCGATCGCACCATCAATCCAGGCCACACCTGCCTTCCACAGCTGGCGGGTCTTCTCCTCACCAAAGCCAAGCTTCTTGCCAACATCCCTGAGCGAGGTGTCGCGGGAGGTGTAGTACTTGATGATGACCTGGCCGCACTCGGGGTACCGCTTACTGAGCCGGCCAACCAGGCGGTCAATGAACAGCGCATCATCATCCGTGATCATCGGATCGAGGATGGTGTTTTCCCGCGATGCGCAGCACGAAACGCCCGAGCCAAGCACAACCCAGCGGCCCCAGTGCTCCAGCAGGTATTCAGCCGACTTTTCTACGTTGCTCATGTCCTTCCCCTCAATCGCCGGTGTAGTTGGTGCCGCCGGCGCCGCGCCGGTTGCTTCCCTGATATGTAGCCTCAGGCCCGGATGCCTGAGGGTTCTTCAATTGCTCGATCTGCCGGTGCGCTGCATGCAGGGCCAGGCTGAGCTGGGTCACCAGTTCATCCAGGGCCAGGGCCTCGCCAGTTGCAGCCGCCACAAAGCCCGAGGCGTTGCAGTGGTCGCATGGCAGTTCGTAAAACAGGCTCTTGGTGACCGCTCTCCCACGGCACAAAGGGCACTGAGCCAACTCGATCACGGCCTTCTTGAAGGCTGGACCGTGCTTCTTCATCAGCCGACCACCTTCAGCCCTTGAGCCCGAAGCGACTTCTCAGCAACCTCACGAGCCCACGCTGAATCCGGGCAGCCCATCAAGACTGGAAACGGATTGGTGACGCGCAAGGCCTGGCGACTGGCCTGCCACGCCCAGCGGGCTGCCTGCACGTTGACCGTGTCCTGATAAATCATGTGAACCGCCGACCCACGGAACCCTTCGCCGTGCAAGCGAACCTGCTCCTCGACGAATGCGGCTTCGAACTCGGCGCGGCTTTTGTCGGTATCCGTCATTTCGAATCCTCGCTTATGGTTGATTCCTGAATCACGCCGCAGGCCGCGTGCTGCTTGGCCTCCGGGCATTTACCCGAAATTGCGTTTCTACCCTCCTTCAACCCGTGAATACGGTCGAAACCCTTGCTGTCTAGAAACGCATGCCACTGCTCCAGGGCAGCACGCTTGCGCTCCTCGGCGGTGGTCTGGATGTAGGCCTGCACGTTATGGCCCATCGCGTGGTTGATCAGCAGCTCGCCGATCAGGAAGTCGATGCCCTGCTCCGCCCAGCAGGTCCTGGCCAGCTTGCGCAGGTCGTGGCTGGTCCACTCGCCCTGCCCCAGGCGGGTGAACACCTCCGATGCCTGCTTCTCGCTCAGGCACTTGCCGCTCTTGCCCGGGAACAGGTACTGGCCGGTGTAGCCCTTGGCCCTCTGGGTCTCGCGGTACCAGGTCAGCAGCGCGCACACCTGCTCAGTCAGCGGCAGCGAGTGCTCGGCACGGGTCTTGGTGTTCTCTGCCGGCAGGTGCCAGTTACGGATGGCCAAGGCGATGTGCGGCCACTGGGCCTGGCGGGTCTCGCCCAGGCGGTTGCCGTGGCACAGCATCAGCAGGGCCAGCATGGCATCGGCGGGCTCGTCGGCGATCACCTCGGCGAGTTGGCTCAGCAGGTCCTCGATCTGTACTCCGCGCAGGCGCGCTGGTCGGGCCTTGATCTTGGCCTTGGTGAAGTCGCTGAACTTGATCCCGGCCATCGGGTTGCGGGCGACCAAGCCCAGGGCGTGAGCCTTGCGGAAGGCGTCGATCAACAGGCCGAACACCAGGCGCACGTACTCGAGCGACAGCTGTTCCTGCATCGGCCAGACCAGCTGGTTGTCCAGGGTGCTGTGGCTCATATCGGCCAGAGCAAGGCTACCAATACGCGGCAGCAGGTGGCAGGCAATGGCCGACTTGGCCGTGGCCCGCCGGCTCTTCGACAGGTTGCGGGTGCGCTCGACTCGGTCGGCAAACCATTCCAGCAGCTCGCCGACCGTCTCCCAGCCAGAGACAGCGGCCTTGCCCTCGCTCAGCAGGCGTTGGCGAACCTCCGGCAGCGAAGCCAGTACCACCTTGGCCGACTGGTCCGGGTAGGTGCCGATCTTGTTCCACTGCTTGCGCACCACGAGGTACCAGGTGCCGCGCGGGCGATCCTCGGTGAAGCGCAGGTACAGGCCAGGGTGGCGCGGGTCGCGCAGCAGCACAGCGTCCAGATCATGCGCCCGGCGGCGCAGCTCGGCATCGGAAAGCGCGACCACGACCGTCATGCAGCCACCGTTGCAGGCAGGAGCAGGTAGGCGCGGATGGCCTCGACGGCGTCGATGTTGCCCCGGCACACGATAGCCAGATAGCCCTGGTCGGCCAGCGCCTGCAGGTAGGCGTCCTGACTGGGCGAGACCGGCGCATCGAACGGCGGCATGGCCTTGAACTCGATGTACAGACCGAAGTAACCGCCGCGCGCCATCGGCAGCACCAGGTCAGGAACACCGGCCTTCACGCCCTGCCCTTTCAGTTTGGCGGCCACGGCCTTTACCCGATGCCCACCGTTCGGGACGTGGTAGATCAGCTTGTAGGCCTGCGGGTAGCGCATCTGCAGCTCCTGCATCAGCGCGGCCTGCTCCTGCCCTTCCCGGTCGACGGGCTTGGCACGGGCAGCTTTGGCCTTGAACGGGCGAAGGGCAGGAGCATTCATGCGACCAGCACCCCCTCGTTGATCAGCGCAGCCTGGGTGCGCATGACGCCCTCGGCGTGGTACTGGCGAGCGGTGTCGCGATCTACGGCCTTGCTGCGGCCGTCGCAGGCGTCATGGCAGGCACTGCAGCACCAGGCGCCCTGCATGTCGTGCGGCTTCTTGCCAACGCCGCAGGTACCGGCCAGGCGGTAGTGAGCGAGCACGGTAGTTTCGGGATTGCCATTGCACACGCCCGGGATGCGCACCTGGCACTCCCGGCCGCGCGCGGCCTTGGTCAGTTTGGACTGGCGCATCAGAATCTTTCTCCAGGTTTGAAGTCGTTCAGTAGCGAGCGGGATGATTTGCGCGCCGGATGGGCCGCGACCTGCTGCTGCTCGCGGGTTCCGGCATAGTTGGCAAACCGGGCGAACTCGCCCTGGTGCTGCAGCAGGCAATGGCCGACAGGCGCGTGCCGGTGCTTGACCACGTCGATCTCGGTAACGCCGCTCTGGCCCAAGTCCGAATCGGCATCGCGGTGGGCGATCAGGATGATGTCGGCGTCTTGCTCAATCTCGCCCGAGTCGCGCAGGTCGGACATCTGGGGTTTCTTGGCGGTGCGCGTCTCGATGCCACGGTTGAGCTGCGCCAAGACGATCACCGGCACGTCCAGCTCTTTGGCCATGGCCTTGATGCCGCGGCTGATAGCACCCAACTCAAGGTTCCTGTTCTGTTGGCGGCTGCCCGGCTCCGGCGCAATCAGGCCGATGTAGTCGATGACGATCAGATCGAGCGGCTTGGCCTTGTGCTGGAAGCGGGCGATGTTGCGGATTCTGCTCAGCGGGAGACCGCCCTTCTGGCAGATGCGCAGGTCGGCATCACGCATACGCCCAACGGCAGCAGTGATTTTCTGGATCTGCTCGCCGTCGCCCATGGCTTTGCCGGTATCGATGTTGCCGGTGGTAACCGACGAGGCCGAGGCCAGGCTGCGCTTGGCCAGCTCCTTGCCGGCCATCTCCAGAGAGAACACCAGCGCGGACTTGCTCTCGCGAATGGTCAGGTACTCGGCAATGCCCAGGCCAAGGGTGGTTTTGCCGGTGCCTGGACGACCGGCAACGATGATGACGTGCGAGCCGCGAAGCCCCTGAATCAGCCCGTCCAGATCGGCGAGGCCGGTAGAAAGACCGTTGATACCCCTGCCATTGAATCGATCGTCCATCTCGTCAATCACGGGCCCGAGCGCCTCGGCGAGCGTGATCACATCTGGCTCATCGTCTTCACTGTTCAGCGAAAGTGCGGCCTCTTGCACCTCAGCGATGATCTGGGCCATGGGTCGAGCCTGTGACGCCAGGTCGATGATGGTTTTGCCGAGATCGTTGACGATGCGGGCCTTCGAGCGCTCGACGACAATCCGCGCGTACTCGTTGGCGTTGGCCACGCTGACGGTGTTGCGCATGATCTCGGCGGCTCGCACCAGCGTCATCTCCCCGCTGCTCAGCGTTGGCCGGATATCAGCGAGGGACACAGGGTCTGCCGGGCGGCCTGCTGACCGTGCAGCAAGGATCATGCTGAACAGCTCGGCGGCATCCTGCTGGTGGAAGTGCATGGGCGAAACCTTGGCGCCGATGGTTTCGATCAGGGACGGCTGGTGCATCAGCGAGCCAATGACGCCGAATTCGGCTTCCTCGGCAACCAGTGGGCGAGTAGCGATCATTGCTGCGCCTCCAGCACCTTGAGCACGGTGGCTTCGCGGGTCAGGAACTCGATGTCGGCAGTCCAGCCACGGTCATTGCTGCCGGTGTAGTGCTTGACCGCAAGGCAGTCGGAGAAATACGCGGCCCAGAATTCACTCTTGCGGAACGGGTGGACGCCATTGATTTGCAGGTTCCAGCAAGCCCGGATGCGAGTGCGGCGCTTGTCGTTGAGCTTCAGGCACTGGGGCAGCGCGTGGCCGCAGGTTTGGTTGTAGATCTCGACAATCCGGGCATATGGGATCTTGTCGACTTTGGCAGCCTTGGGCTGGCCTGCTGGAGGGGTGACCTTGTCGTTGCCGTGATCACCTTCCTCGGCACCGGTCGATGCGGATGCGTCGACAACCAATGCGTTAGCATTGGTATTTGTATTTCTGTCTTTATTGTGTGGCAGGAACGCCACATTGGACGTGTTAGAAACGCCACACTGTGGCACTTCTTTTGGCTTGTTCGGATGGGTGTTTTTCTTATCGATCTTCCACTCGCCGACCGGGGCAAAACCGATCGGGCTGCGGCTACCGCCTTCACGGTGAATAACACCCTGACGAAGCAGCTCGGAGATTGCTCGGGACACGTCCTCACGGCGGATTCCGGACATCTGGGCGATGTACGACGCCGCAATGCAGGCGCTCTCCAGGTTGTAACCAGCGGTTTGACGGTGGATTGCCAGGGCGACACGAAGCTCGCGGCCTGACAGCTCAGCCCCGATCAAGGCCTCGTACAGGTCGTTGTCCATTCGGGTGAATCCGCTTTTCGGTTGGATTGGGGTGACGGTGCTCACGCGTCACCTCCGCACAGCGATGCCCGCAGGTGCTCGACACACTCTCGACGGAGTGCGGCTTTCGAGGTGGCTGCGTACTGGTGGCGAATCATTCGCGCGGCATTGAGTGCGGCGGACTGGTGAAAGGATTTCAGGTGTGAAGCGAACAATGGTGCGGTGTTGCTAGCATCCGTTGCTGAGTGCATAATCGACCTCGTAAATTGCTGTAGAGAAAGCCGCCCTGCCAGGCGGTTTTTTTTCGTCTGCTGTTCAGCTACTGGATGCTTGAACAGCTGGGCGGCACCACTACTGGCGCAATGCCAGACTTGGGATAATCCGGACCATCAGGCGACGTCTCCCCAAGGGAACGCCGGACACAGATCTTCTTTTTTGAATTTGCCGGCGGTCAGCCTCTCGGCGCGCTTTGCGACTACTGGAGACATCCCGTGCTTTCCTCGCACCCATCCGGAGACAGTGCTTTGGTCAACTCCGAGTTTCTCGGCGGTAACCTCTTGCGTCCCGAAGTGGGCGACGAGTTCTTTGTAGATGGGGCTCATAGCGCCTCTCCATATGGGAATTCTCATAAGATATTCCATGGGAACAGTCATTTGCAAGGATATGGGAGCGCCCCTGATACTTCCGCAATGGAACTTAAAGACCGAATCAAAGCAGCTAGAGCCCATGCCAACCTCACTCAGGGTCAGCTCGCGCTCAAGGTCGGCATGGACCAGACATCCATATCCAACCTTGAGCGTGGCAAATCCCAAGGGACGAGCTTCATTGCCCAGATCGCCAGCGCGTGCGGCGTAAGCGCCCTATGGCTGGCCGATGGTAGCGGGGGCATGCTGAACAACGACGGCAACGTACTGCCTGGCCCGCCAATCACCTCACCCACTCGAAGGATTGAGATCGTGGGCACAGCCCAGCTTGGAAATGACGGTTACTGGCTAGGGCTAGATAACGCTGAAGGCTGGGTTGAGACCTGGTCTCGCGACGAAGACGCATACGCGCTCAGGCTGAAAGGCGACTCGATGGCTCCTGCTATACGAAGCGGCTGGATAGCGGTGTGTGAGCCGAATCACCGCTTGGTGCCCGGCGAATATGTCATGGTTACCACTACTGACGGGCAGAGCATGGTCAAGGAGCTTCTGTTCGAGAACGAAGAAGGCGTGAACTTAGCTTCAGTCAATTCTGCCTATGGCGAGCGAAGAGTGATCGCCTGGGCTGACGTCGAGAAGATTCACTACGTCGGCAACATCCTTGCCCCCAGTAAGGTATTGAGCAGGCTTTAGTCTTAAGCCCAAAAATCTGAGCCCGCCTAGCGCGGGCTTTTTTTCGTCCAGACAAAAATGAATATGGGTCAGATCATATTTTTATGAGAATCCCCATTGACAGCAAATATGAGCAAACTCATACTCACTTCATCGCCGGATCAACACCGGCCAGATCCAGAGGCATTCCCGCATGCCACCGCTCTTTAAAAACCAGCAGATGAGCCACCAGGCGCCGAGTGAAGCCGGCGATTGAGTTCTGGTGGACGTTACGCAACACAGCAAGCTTCCTCGCTCGACATGTCGGCCCGCAGGTTTGCTGAGCAACACCGATTTCACTGGCTGGCCTTGGCGACAGGGCCAGACGGGAAATCAACCCCACGGAGCAACACCCCATGCTTGGAAAACTGTTCGGCAAGAAAGGTCGTGAAGCCCGCGCTGCAATGCAGGTGGTTCAGAACCGCGACCTGATGCAGGCGATCGTGTACGGCGCCTTCTACGTCGCAGCCGCCGATGGCGATATCGGCGAAGACGAAATCAAGAAGACCGAAAAGCTGATCGCCAACACACCTCAGCTCAAAGGCTTCGGTCCGGAGCTGTCCAACACCATGGACCGGGCCGAGAAAGACTTCCACGACGGCGGCCACCGCATCCTGCGGATGAACGCCGAGAAGGAACTGAAGGACCTGGCCCACTCGCCCGAAGAAGCGGCAATCGTCATCAACGTCATGCTGACCATTGCCGAGGCCTCGGGCGACATCGACGACAAGGAAATGGCCGTCCTTGAGAAGTCGGCGAAGCTGATGGGCCTCAGCCTCAAGGACTACCTGTGATCCGAATCGGTTCGTTCGCGATCATGATCGTCGCCGGCGTGTGGTTGGTCATGCGTGGCATCGACTACGGCACCTGCGCCTGGTACGGCCACCAGACCGAGCGCGACACCCGCTACGCCGCATTCGTCGGCTGCATGGTGAAGACCACCAGCGGATGGGTGCCACGCAACGAACTGCGCACCCAGCAGTAGCTCCGCGTCAGCCTGACGTTAACTGCCCGGTCTACCTGGTTCCCCATCACCAGGCTGCATCGGTGTGTGATCTGAGTACCGTCGTCCAGCGCGAGAGCAATGGACGGCAAACGTCATGCAGATCACACACCAATGCAGCCCTTAAGGCGTCCCCCGTGCGCTTTACAGCTCATAACATCCACCACCATGAACTTTAAGTCGGCTGAATTGGTCGTGACGCTCGCCCTCCCCTGGTCCGGGAGGTAGACGGCAGCGAGCGTCACGACCAATGCAGCCAACACCGAGATCAACAATGGACACGATCACTATCGGCGCATGGATAGGCCACCTTGGCCGAGGCCTGGCGCCTCGCGAGTTGCAATGTCTTCTGGAGGTTGCTCGCGGGCTGACCTCTAAAGAGATCGCTAGAAGCTTCGGCATTAGCGAGAGCGGCGTAGAAAAACGCCTCGGCGACGCGATGCTCAAGCTGAAGGTCCCACGCCGCACCGCTCTGGTGGCAGAGGCGGCACGTCAGAAGATCATCACCCCGCTCTGCTTCATGCTGGCCTGCTTCATCACCATGCACGCAGCCATTAACGACAGCGACCCCATGCGCCGCGACCGCCGCGCTCCGGAGCGACGCACCGCCCAAGTTCGAATCGTTCGCAAGGCCGAGGCCTTCGAGCTCCACGCCTGACCCACTGAGGACCAACTCATGCAAACAGCCGTGCATAAAGCTTTCGAGGACAAGCGGATGGTGCTCGCTGCCTTGCTTGAACGAAGCCAGGAAGCGCGCAACGAAGCTTTCGCCCGAATAGCCCAAGGAACGCCGCGCTACCAAGCATCCGGCAAAGGCGGCACTTGGGATGTGGTGGAGATTGCCACTGGCACTGTTCAGGGATTCGCCTTCAGCTATCGAGCCGCGCTGCGATTCGTGGATGCAATGGAAGCCGGGGCGGCGAGCAAGACAGGCACGCGGCAATGAGCAAGCGTAAGCCGCACAACATGCGCTCCCGGCTGGAGCGGACCTGCCGGGCTTTGGTCTCGGCCAACCACGCGGCCGTCGTGAACATTGACCCCAGCGGCCAGCAGGTGTTGATCAACTGGAAAAACCTCAAGCAAATCTGCGTGCGCCAGGTGGTTGATGCCGTGTGCGACATCCCGCACCGATGGACCATCTACTTGAGCGTGCTGTGCCGAACAGAGCTCGGCGAGCGGTACCACAAGTCGATTGAGGTCGCGCCACAGGGCAACTACCGGGCCGACCACCTGACCGACGTAATCGAGACTACCTACACCGACCTGCGGGCCACGGCCAACCCTAACCACTTGGTCGCGGCCGGCTGGATCGCCATACCCACCGACACAACGCTCGACGAAGCAGAGGCCGCAAAGATCTTTGCCGCTGTCGGGGCCTGGAATCAGCAGAAAGCAGCATGAACCGCACCACCGCACGCGCCCGCCACGGCCGGCGCCAGCAACACATCAATCTGCCGCCCAGCGGCATCGTTCATCAGGAGACGCAGCAATGTCCAAGCCCACTGACACCACCGAGTTCCTGCAGGAGCTCAACGGCGGCGCCTTCGCCAGCCAGATTGGCCACGCCCTCTCCGAGGTAGCTGCGGGCGTTGTCGATCACGGCAAGGCCGGAAAGATCACCATCACCTTGGACTTCAGCCAGATCGGCGACTCCCACCAGGTGAAGATCAAACACAAGCTCGACTACAAGGTGCCCACCAAGCGCGGCACGCGCAGCGAGAACACCAGCCTCGACACGCCGATGTACGTCGGCACTGGCGGCAACATCTCTCTGTTCCCCGAAAAACACGACCAGCTCTTCACCCGTGACGAAGCACCTGTACACCCACGCTCGTAACTCACTGCACCTACAAGGAAAAGCGCATGTCCCTCAGCAAAGAAGCTCTCGAACTGATCCAAGAAAACGCCGTCGCTGCAGCTCGCATCACGCTGCCGGCCCTCGGCCAGGTTGCCGTCCTCCCGCAGACCTTCAATGTGGTTGACCTGGAACGCTTCCAGGCTGGCCGAAACCGCTTCCGTGGCACTTACGCCACCCACTCGCTGGCTGACTACAGCGCCTACGTTGTCGAACGGTCGGCGCCAGCAGCGCGCGGCTTCATCGATCAGGACAGCATGAGCTGCATCGTGCTGTTCAACATCGGTACCGCCGAAGAGCCAGGCCATGCCGATGACCGCGCCGTGCTGCGCCTGAAGGCATCCGCAGCGTATGCAGCCGTTCAGGCAGTGTGCGGCCAAAGCCTGGTGCAGAAGGCCATGAGCGACTGGATCGAAGACTGGAACCAGCACCTGTCGGCCACCGATGAGAATGGCCAGACCATGAGCATCGCCAAAGCGATCGCCGCTGTTCGCACCATCACCGTGAAGGCATCGTCCGAGAGCGACCACGCCGTAGGTGAAACCCGCGCCAGCCGCAGCACCATGGACCAGATCGAGGCGAGCAGCAAAGAAACCCTGCCGGCCTGGCTGGACTTCAAAGTCATTCCGTTTGAAGGCCTGGGCGAGCAAGTGATTCGCCTGCGTGTTTCCGTCATCACCGGCGGTGCGCAACCGGTGCTGAAACTGCGCTGGATCGGCGAAGAAGCCCAGCGCGAGGCCATTGCGCAGGAGTTCAAGGCGGTTCTGGACACCAAGGTCGGCAGCGCCGCGAAGCTATCCTTGGGCACCTTTGACGCCAAGTAACTCGTAGGGCGGCCCCGACACCGGGGCCGTCACCCTGGCATGGAGAAAGCCATGATCGAAGCCACCGAGAAGCAGCTCAATCTGCTCTGGCACACGCTGGGCCTGAACCCAGGATGCCGCACCGGCAACAGAAACCACTTCCTCACCAGCCCAGGCTATGACGACGCCAACAACCTGGATGTGCTGGTAGAGGCAGGCCTGATGACGCGCGGCAAGGCGCCGGCCTTCTGTGATGCTGATGACGTGGTGTACCGGGCAACACCTGAAGGCAAGCAGTTTGCGCTTTCCAAGTTGCCACCACCGCCGCCCCCTCGAAAGTACACCAGGTTCGATGCCTACCTCGATGAGTGCGAATGCTATGAAGGCTTCGCCCATTTCCTCGGTATCAACCAACCCCAGTACCAGCAGCGCGGCGGCTGGGGTAACTACGAGTACCGTATGGTCCGCTACCCGCGAGGTAGCGCCTACTGCGAGCATCGCCGACCTACCCGTTTCGCTTACTGGTCACCCTACCAGACGCTTGATGTTGCCGGTGAATGGGCTCCGACCCTGAAGGAGGCCAAGGCCAGCTACAAAGATGCGCTACGCCAGCACATGGCCAAAGAGCGCGCCGAGAAGAAACGACTCGCCGCCTGACACTCCCGCGCTGCCCGCCAGCGCCTTCCCCTATTCAACGATAACGCCTCCCCGGCGAGGGCGGCGCCTGCACGCAAGGACCACAACATGACCGAACAACAGCACGACGAGAGCAAGCTCGAGCGGGTCATCCGCAAGATCAAGCGCTGCCTGGCACTGTCCAAAAGCTCGAACGAGAACGAGGCGGCCACGGCCATGCGCCAAGCGCAATCGCTCATGCGCGAGTATCGCCTCACAGAAATGGACGTTCGCCTCAGCGACGTTGGTGAGGTTGAATCGGAAAAAGCCCGTGCCAACCGCCGCCCGACCTGGGACCGCCATCTGAGCGCGATTGTCGCCAGCGCCTTCGGAGTTCGGTCATTGTCTCGCCGGCACTGGTGCGATTCAGACCGCCGGATGGTTGATCGCGCCATGTTCGTAGGCGTGACACCGGCGCCGCAGATCGCGCTATACGCATACGAGGCACTACTGACCAAGCTGACCCTCGCTCGGCGCGAATACGTTCTGCAGGTTCAGGCAGGCAAGCGGCGCAGCGCGTACTCGCCAGAAACCGCCGGCAACCATTTTGCACTTGCCTGGGTATCGGCGGTGCACGGGAAGATTCACGAGCTAGTACCGCGTGGCGAGGAGGATCCGGTCCTTGCCCAGCACTCCGACGGCCGTGATCTGGTAGCAGTCGAGACGCAGGACAAGGCATTGATCGAGCAGTACCTGGCAGATAGGGAGATTGGTAAAGCCCGAAAGGCCCGCGAGCTCGAACTTGACCTGAATGCCCAGATCGCCGGACTGCTCGCAGGTCTGCGCGTTGAGCTGAACCCAGGCCTGGCCACAGGCGGTGAAACACAGCCGCAGCTGACGGGCGCACGAGGCTAAGCCATGACCACAGAAACCCGCCCCAACAGCAAACTGGCCATCCTGCCGATGTGGGTCATCGACCGCATCAAAGAAGAAATGCGCCTCGGCCCTGCCGCCTGGCAGGCAATAACCGACGCGGTTGAGCAGGCAGAGGTGCCCCAGGCGCTGCCGTGCGAAGTGAAGCTGCCGCCGGGCACCTTAGTCGGCCAAGGCTCGCCCTTGTCGACGCTGCTGATGGCTATTGCGCAGCGCGCCAGCCAGCCGGCCCATGCTCAAGTGTTCTGCAGCGAGCCGCCAGCCCCGCAGCCCCGCCCCGAGCCTATGGCCTGGATGGTTGGTACTGCCTTCTGGTGGACCAAAGAAGAGGCAGAGAGGGATGCGGCAGAGGTTGGCCTGCCGGTCGTGGGTCTTGGTCCGATGACGGAATCGAGCTCGCCGGCTGTATCGATCCCCGACGGATATTGCCTCATGCCCAGGGGGCTCACCGCCGAGAATGGTGCCAAAGCCCTGTTGCTTGGCGAGTTCAAGCTGGAGGTCACACGCGAATGCCCGGAGTGCCGCGAACTCGAAGAGCCGGCAGAAGGCTGCGAGATATGCGACGGCGAAGGCGAGTACGGGCAGAGCCACATAATCCCGTGGGAAAAGATCAAGTTCATCTACAGCGAGGCCGTGAAGGGTCTCGCTCTCCAGTCGAATACCGCCCGGTAGCGAAAGGCTGACAGGGGCACATTTGTACTCCACCCAGCTGTAACCCCTCTCCCCTCTATTCACTGCCGCGATATGGCGGCCAAGGAACGACCGTGCCTGTAGAAAAAACTGCTCTCGCCCCCATCGATCTGGACGCCCTGCATGCCGCCGCCAAGGCCGCTGCCGAGGATGTGATCCGCTCCCACGGCTGGAAGGGAATGATCGAAGAAGCCGACCTGCTGGGAACCGATGAGCGCTACCTGGTCCTGGCTGACCCGGCCGTAGTTCTGACCATGATCGAAGAAGTGCGCAACTTGCGCCAAATTCTGCAGCAGCCGCGAGTGCCGGACGGCTTCGCTTTGGTGCCGCAAAGCATGTTGCTCAGCAAGGACGTCATCGGCGTTATCAATTTCCACTGTGGCGACACCGACCAGGAAGAAGGTGGCCAGTTCGGGCAGTACACCGATGGCCGGCTGTGGGTCGGCTACGTGCTGGACGACGATGGGACCAAGGTCCACGGGCTGCACATCGCGACCGATGAATACCCGGAGGAAGGAAGCACGACGCTGATTGAGTTCCCGGCGGTGCAGCCATGACCCGCCTCGCCCTCTGCCTCCTGCTGCTGGCCACCCTGGCCGGCTGCCAAGGGGAAGCCGAATCAACCACGCGCGCCGGCTCCGACTTCAAGGTCGACCGGCTCTTCAAACTCGATGGCTGCACCGTCTACCGGTTCAGCGACGGCGGCCGGGCCCGGTACTTCACAAACTGCGCCGGCTCTACCCAGTGGGAAGAGAGCTGTGGGAAGAACTGCTCGCAACAGAGCGGGGTCACCGGCAGCAACTACCAGGCCGGCAACGAGCGCCAGCTCTCCCCGCACGAAACCCAACCCGAACCTACACCCGCTCTGGCACCTGGGCGCTGGATAGATGAGAGGTATCGGCTGTGAAAGCACTATCAATCAAACAGCCATGGGCCTGGCTAATCATTCACGGTGGGAAGGACGTCGAGAACCGAACCTGGCACACGAAGCTGCGCGGGCGGTTTCTGGTTCATGCGTCCAAGGGTATGACCCGTGCCGAATACAACGAGGCGACGTGGGTGTTCGGGCCGCTTGGCGTCGAAGTGCCGCCATTTGAAGACCTGGAGCGCGGCGGAATCATCGGTTCGGTCGAACTGGTCGACTCTGTTGATAGCAGCGACTCTCCTTGGTACTCGGGAGATAAGGCGTTTGTGCTGCGAGATCCTAAGCCTATCCCTTTCATCCCGCTCAAGGGACAGCTTCAGTTCTTCGAAGTGTCAGAGGGCTCGCTGCCATGACCGACCTGATCGAAGTGAGCGCGGCGAACCTCTGCGGTGAAGCGCTGGGATGGGCAGTCGGCAAGGCCGAAGGGCTGGACGTGTACCTGGAGCCGCCCGGGTACAACGGCGTGCCTTGGAGGGTGTTCGCCCGGTATCGCGCCACGGTGACCGAGCGCGCTGAGCGCTTCAACCCTTGGGAAGACTGGGCGGTCGGTGGTCCATTGATCGACAAGCACCATATTCAAACCAGCTTCAACGGTTGCGGGTTCAGTCGAAGCCCAACCGGAGAGTTTTGGTGCGCTTATGTGTGCAAGGCTACGGGCCAGGAAGTGCTTCCAAGTGGTGACGGCCCGAATGCCCTGACTGCTGCCTGCCGAGCAATAGCCCAGGCAAAGCTCGGCGATACCGTCCAGGTGCCCAAGGAGCTATGCCAATGATCCTCCCCCTGATGTACATGACCTACCTGATCTGGAAAGCCCCGCGATGAAGCTGGCTCAGAAAGCACTCATCCTCGGCTTCGCAGCCGGGTTTGGATTCATGGCCGCTCAGGACTTCTGGTGGCTGATCACGGGCTGGCTGAGCATCTGCCGCGGCTGACCTTTCTCTGCTTTCACAACTCTACCCATAAACCCCCGTCGACATGCGCGGGCATGGAGAACCTATGTCTGAACAAAAAACGATGTGCATCTACCACGGCAACTGTGCTGACGGCTTCGGTGCCGCCTGGGTTGTCCGCAAAGCTCTAGGCGACCAGGTCGAGTTTGTGGCCGGCGTGTACGGACAAGAGCCGCCAGATGTGACCGACAAAGACGTAATCATCGTCGATTTCAGCTACAAATATGACGTTCTCGCACGGATCAGCTGGAAAGCCCGGAGCATCATTGTTCTGGACCATCACAAATCGGCGGCTGAGGATCTCGCCAAGTTCCCACCTTTCCATGCCGGTGTTCGGTTGGATGGCCGGCACGCCGACGGATCTACCGCGCTGGGCTGGGAAAGTGCGCACACCTTCATGTATTCGCAGAACTCCCCGGCAATCGCCTGCTGCTTCGACATGAACCGCAGCGGCGCCATGCTGGCCTGGGACCACTTCTTCCCCGGTCAAGAGCCGCCAATGCTGCTGCGCCACATCGAGGACCGCGACCTCTGGCTGTTCAAGCTGGATGGCACCCGCGAGATTCAGGCCAACCTGTTCAGCTATCCCTACGACTTCGAGGTCTGGGACAAGCTCATGGCCGCCGACGTGGAAGCCCTCCGTTCGGACGGCGCTGCGATCGAACGTAAGCACCACAAGGACATTGCCGAGTTGGTCGCCGTGACCAAGCGACGCCTGGTCATCGCCGGGCACGATGTACCGGTGGCCAGCCTGCCGTACACGCTCACCAGCGATGCGGGTCACCTAATGGCCCAGGGCGAGCCGTTCGCCGCCTGCTATTGGGATACCCCCGATGGTCGTGTTTTCAGCCTGCGCAGCACTGACGAAGGTCTGGACGTATCGGAAATCGCCAAGCATTACGGCGGTGGTGGCCACCGCAACGCCTCCGGTTTCCGAGTGCCGTTCGGTCACGACCTGACCAAGTAACCCCCCCCTTAATTCAGCCCGCCGGCAAACGCTCGCGGGCATGGAGAGCTATTGCCATGAAAAAGGAAGAGCTGCAGGCCCTCGGGCAGAAGATTGCCATCGCTCTTGAGGCAGGCAAAGCCGCTGCGACCGCATGCACGAATGACGGAGGGAGCGCCAACCTCGATCGGGTGGTAATACCGGTGCCCGGGATGCGCTTGGACACAGACCACGGCCTGCCTGGCTACATCCAGAAGAAGCACGGCTACCACCGACAAGGCCTTCACCTGGACACCCCCTGGCCGGGACAGGGCAACCAGCACAGCGCTGGAGTGCAGGCCATGCACAAGTCGCTTACCGCCCAAGGTGTCGACTGCTACGTCTACTACCAGGTCGACTGACCACCAACCTGCCGCCACCGGCGGCGTGGAGAGAAACCATGTTCATGACCCCGGATGAGGTAGCCGACATGACGGGCTACCTCCGCCCCAAGGACCAGGTCCGCTGGTTGCAGGCAGAGAAATTTGGGTATGTGCTGGGCGCCGACGGCAAGCCGAAGGTGCTTAGACAAGTCGTGCTGGCCCGCCTGGGCGGGCATGCCGAGAAGAAAGGACCGGAACTCCGGTTTTGATAGAAGGGACGACCGATGAGGCCGCGAAAGAAGGACAGGCACCTGCCCCCGTGCATGTACATGAAGCACGGGGCGTACTACCTGGTCAGGAAAGGAAAGTGGGAGCGCCTGGACAAGGACTACCAGGGCGCCCTGCTCGCCTACGCCAAGATCATGGGCGGCAAAGGACAGGGCGGAATGCCGAAGCTAATCGATGACGCGCTGGACGCGATGCGTGGGCGGCTGGCGGAAAACACCGTGAAGCAGTACGAGGCAGCAGCACTGAAGCTCAAGAAGAACTTGGCAGAGTTTGAGCCACGCCAGGTGCTGCCGAGGCATGTGGCCGCACTCAAGCTGCACATGTCCGACACACCGAACATGGCCAACCGGGTGATCTCGTTCCTACGAATGGTGTTCGCCTACGCGCTGGAACAGCAGATTGTCGACTCAAACCCCTGCACCGGCATCAAGCGGCACGTCGAGAAGAAGCGGGACCGGTACATCACTGACGAGGAGTTCGCGGCAATCTGCGACGCCGCATCGCCATACATCCGCTCGATCCTCGAAATGTGCTACCTCACGGGTCAGCGCATTGGCGATGTGCTGGCCATCAAACTCTCGGACATCACAGACAAGGGTATCGCCTTCGACCAGCAGAAGACAGGCGCCAAACTAATCGTTGGCATGACCCCGGATCTTGAGCAACTGATCGCAAGGGCGAAGGCCATCCCCAGGAAGGTGCGCGGGCTCACGCTGTTTTGCACCCGGGGCGGCGGCAAGCCGGTCTCCTATGAGACGGTGAAGGACGCCTTCAAGAAGGCCTGCGAGAAAGCGAAGGTGACCGGGGCAACCATCCACGATCTCAGGGCGAAATCGCTGACCGACACAGACGACCAGGGCAACGACGCTCAAAAACTCGGCGGTCACACCAACGCTAAGATGACCGAGCGCTACCTGCGCCTGCGTAAAATTGACATCGCACAGCCTCCAGCAATGCCGAAAAAAAGCCTGTAGTATTAGACGCTTCGCAATTGTCTAATAGACGCACAGCTGTAAGGCCTTGAATGTCCAGTCTTTCCGACCATACCCCAATGATGCAGCAGTACTGGAAGCTGAAAAACCAGCACCCAGACCAGCTGATGTTCTACCGCATGGGCGACTTCTACGAAATCTTCTACGAAGATGCGAAAAAAGCCGCGAAACTGCTGGATATCACCTTGACCGCCCGCGGTCAGTCGGCCGGCCAGTCCATTCCCATGTGCGGGATCCCGTTCCATTCGCTCGAAGGCTACCTGGCCAAGCTGGTCAAGCTGGGCGAATCGGTGGTGATCTGTGAGCAGATTGGCGACCCAGCCACCAGCAAGGGCCCGGTGGAGCGCCAGGTGGTGCGCATCATCACCCCTGGCACGGTCAGTGACGAGGCCCTGCTCGACGAGCGCCGCGACAACCTGATTGCCGCGCTGCTCGGCGACGAGCGCCTGTTCGGCCTGGCCGTACTGGACATCACCAGCGGCAACTTCAGCGTGCAGGAGATCAAGGGCTGGGAAAACCTGCTGGCCGAGCTCGAGCGGCTGAACCCGGTCGAGCTGTTGATCCCGGACGACTGGCCGCGCGATTTGCCTGCGGAGAAACGCCCTGGCGCCCGCCGCCGCGCACCGTGGGACTTCGACCGCGACTCGGCGCGCAAAGCCCTGTGCCAGCAATTCGCGACCAAAGACCTCAAAGGCTTCGGCTGCGACAAGCTGACCCTGGCCATCGGTGCCGCCGGCTGCCTGCTGACCTACGCCAAGGAAACCCAGCGCACCGCCCTGCCCCACCTGCGCAGCCTGCGCCACGAGCGCCTGGACGACACGGTCATCCTCGATGGCGCCAGCCGCCGCAACCTGGAGCTGGACATCAACCTGGCCGGTGGGCGCGACAACACCCTTCAGTCGGTGATCGACCGCTGCCAGACCGCCATGGCCAGCCGCCTGCTGAGCCGCTGGCTGAACCGCCCGCTGCGCGACCTCAAGGTACTGCAGGCACGCCAGGATTCGATCCGCTGCCTGCTCGACAGCTATCGCTTCGAGAAGCTGCAGCCGCAGTTGAAGGAAATTGGCGATATCGAGCGGATCCTCGCTCGCATCGGCCTGCGCAATGCCCGCCCGCGCGACCTGGCGCGCCTGCGTGATGCCTTGGGCGCATTGCCCGAGCTGCAGAACGCCATGACCGAGCTCGAGGCACCGCACCTTGCGCGCCTGGCAGCCATCACCGGCACCTACCCGGAACTGGCCAGCCTGCTGGAGCGGGCGATCATCGACAACCCGCCGGCGGTGATCCGCGACGGCGGCGTGCTCAAGGCCGGCTATGACAATGAGCTGGACGACCTGCTGGCGATCAGCGAAAACGCCGGCCAGTTCCTGATCGACCTGGAAGCCCGGGAAAAGGCTCGCACAGGCCTTGCCAACCTCAAGGTCGGCTACAACCGCGTGCACGGCTACTTCATCGAGCTGCCGACCAAGCAGGCCGAGCAGGCCCCAGGCGACTACATTCGCCGGCAGACGCTCAAGGGCGCCGAGCGCTTCATCACCCCGGAGCTGAAGGCATTCGAGGACAAGGCACTGTCGGCCAAGAGCCGCGCCCTGGCCCGCGAAAAAATGCTGTACGACGCCCTGCTGGAAACCCTCATCAGCCACCTGGCGCCGCTGCAGGACAGCGCCGCTGCCCTGGCCGAACTGGATGTACTCAGCAACCTGGCCGAACGTGCACTGAACCTTGACCTGAACTGCCCGCGCTTCGTCGACGAGCCGTGCCTGCGCATCGAGCAAGGCCGCCACCCGGTGGTGGAGCAGGTATTGACCACGCCGTTCGTGGCCAACGACCTGGGCCTGGACAACAGCACACGCATGCTGATCATCACTGGCCCGAACATGGGCGGTAAGTCCACCTACATGCGCCAGACCGCCTTGATCGTGCTGCTGGCACACATCGGCAGCTTCGTGCCGGCGGCCAGCTGCGAGCTGTCGCTGGTCGACCGCATCTTCACCCGCATCGGTTCCAGCGATGACCTGGCCGGCGGGCGCTCGACGTTCATGGTCGAGATGAGCGAAACCGCCAACATTCTGCATAACGCCACCGACCGCAGCCTGGTGCTGATGGACGAAGTCGGCCGCGGCACCAGCACCTTCGACGGCTTGTCGCTGGCCTGGGCCGCCGCCGAGCGCCTGGCCCAGCTGCGTGCCTACACGCTGTTCGCCACGCACTACTTCGAACTGACCGTGCTGCCGGAGAGCGAGCCGCTGGTGGCCAACGTGCACCTGAACGCCACCGAGCACAACGAACGCATCGTGTTCCTCCACCACGTGCTGCCTGGCCCTGCCAGCCAGAGTTACGGCCTGGCCGTGGCGCAACTGGCCGGCGTACCGACAGTGGTCATCCAGCGTGCCCGCGAACACCTGGGGCGCCTGGAAACCACCAGCCTGCCGCACGAGCAGCCCCCGGCCGCAAAAGCCAAGGATGCGCCGCAGGTACCGCACCAAAGCGACCTGTTCGCCAGCCTGCCACACCCGGCCATCGAGAAGCTGGGCAAGCTGCAGCTGGACGACATGACCCCGCGTCAAGCTATCGAAATGCTATATCAACTAAAGAACCTGTTATAA